GCAATAACCATTAGCTTTTATTACTATTTTGTTAGCACCACACATTCCATGATGATTATCTAAGCATGCAGTCTTATTGCATTTTACATTAGGCATACCGTTCACATCCTTTCATCGCCTACTCAATACACACAACTCACAAGGTATAAGTGTATCTTAAGGTTGTGTAGTTATATATTCAAAGAGGTCAAACATGAATCATTGATTGGTGAGTTTTGTGTATTCAATAGGCACCAGGGGGTGGGGTATATCATATGTACAAAACAAAAGGCCCGTATAACTGAATGGTTACACGAGCCTAATATTTTGTTTTGAGTAATTTGGTGAATGATTGCTCAGTGGCAATTTTCACACATATATAATATCACATATCTAAATACCAGTTTGGTACTATTTGGGTCAGTTTGGTACTATTTGGGTCAATTCTTGACCTAATTCAATTAATGCTTCCTTTTTATATGACTGTACCTGTGTTTTACTATACCCTATAAATGATACCACACCTTTAAATGACATACCATTAACATATTCTTGCATCAATGCTATCTTCCCCTCAACACATCGTAAGCACTCAATATGTTTTCTTGCATCTTCGCGTAACTGAATCAATGCATTTGTTTTCTCAAGGCATTTAGATTCGCTTTCTAACATCTTAGCTATACTAGCTTCTAACCCTTCTTTAATACCGCCACCTGATACACGATCCTTACTATAATCTATTGCACTTAGTGACGTAATATCACTTCTTAATCGTTGTAATTCTCTTTTGGCTGATTGTATTTCTAAGGTGCATGATTTTATTGGCTTTAAATATTCAATAGCATTTCTTATATATTTCTTTTCTTGTTCTTTATCCATGTATCCGCATCACCTCCCGTTATAAATTTATCACCCTTTTATATGTCATATCCCATTGCTTTACGATTTATTACGTATATTGTTTCCGCATCAGTATGTTCTCTTTTAGCTATAATTTTTAAACAAGTTTCTTTGTTAGGCATGTTTCCTGCATGTGTATTGACATGACATTGACTGCATAATTGAATTAGATTTTCTCTGATATCTCCACCACCACTACCACGAGAAAATACATGATGTGGTTCTATATTACATAGTCTGCCACAGTATTCACAATGGTTTGTTCTAATTGTTTTAATCATTTTTTTATCAATGATTCTCTTATGTTTAATCGCCATTATTTATTACCAGTGCTTCCAAAACCGCCTGTACGTTTCTTTGTAGTTCTATCCTTAGCCGTAATACGATATGGCATAATAATTAATTGCGCCAATCTTTCGTTCTTATTATATTCAAACGGCGTATCACCTAGGTTTCTAATAGGTATCATAATATGACCTTCGTTATCGTCATTGTTGTAGTAGTCAGCATCGATAATACCTGTACCATTAGCAAGCATTACATCATTATTAATCCCCACACTAGATCTTAAATGTAGTTGAATATGTTCATCATAGTTCAATCTGCATTTGATACCAGTAGGAATGAGTTTTGTTTGATGTGGCAACACCACACCATTTTCATAAGGCTTTATATCATATCCAGCTGCATATTCTGTTTTTCTAACAGGCAAATCAGCATCTTCATATCCTGTTACTCGTTCAAATTGATTTTCGTTCATTTATTTAATCTCCCTTTTTATATAACTATTTTTTACTGAAAGTTCACTACCGATTCACCCATTTCATGCAGCCAAGTCTCAAATAGTTAATAACTTCACTTTCATTTAATGCCTTTACATCGTTACGTTTCTTTGCTCTTTTAATGTATCTAGCATTTTCTCTTGTATTATTAGATGTATTGACCACTATTAATCCCGCATCACCTAATAGGCTTTTTATTTCATCCTTATGGTCTTCATACAGGTCTTGTGGTACTGCATAATACAAATAGCCTACATGTAAATGATCATGATATCTTTTCTTCTTAAAATCTGCTCTGAAATCTTGAATACTTACCTTGATTTCTATTTCAGTAACAACTCTTGCTTTAAGGCTGAAGTAGATTAAATCTGCTTCATATTCCCCTTTCCCATCGCCATGCATTGTTATATTAGGAATAGTTATATTCTTTAAGAATAAATGCTTTCCTAACTTCTTTTGCATTTCCTCTTCCGTCATATCTTACAGCCCCTTATACCACCTTATTTGGCTCTTTTTTGTTTTGCATTCGCCCTATATCTTGCTCTATTAGTTTGCAACCGTTCTATACGTATTTTCTCTTCACAATCATAATCACTGCATATTACTCTGTTTGTTTTATTTGTATAGAATTTCTTACCACAACATATACAATAGCGTTCGTACTTATATTTCTTTGCTTCTTCCGCATCACGCTTCGCTTTTATTTCTGCCCTTACCTCTGCTGCTGTTCTCTTCTTTGGTATTGGCTTTCCTGCTATACAATCAGGACAATGCTTTTCTGACCCTACTGGTGTGAATAATCTATCACACCTATGACATTTCATTTGCATCTCTTTCCGTCTCCTGCTATTCACAATATTCTAATAAGCTTGTTTGTGTTTTTACATCGCTTAACATTTCTGATTTCGCTTTACTATAGAAATCTTTTGATATTTCAAATCCATATGCACTACGTCCTAACTCCATAGCTGCTCTTAATGTTGCTCCACTACCTGCCACAGGATCTATTACTACATCACCTTCATCAGTAAAAATTTCTATCAATCTCTTTAATACTGATACAGGCTTTTGTGTTGGATGGATTTTAGGAATGATATTTTTGTTATCCCTACGCCATTCAAACCAGTTAAATATCATCTTGTGATTATTATTAAATTTCGGTAATTTTCCCCTATATAAAATCAATGCATATTCTGTAGCACCAACGACACGCATATTAGCTTTTAATGCCTGTGCTGAATAATTCTTGATGAAAGAGATTGGTATATAATTCTTGAACCCATGTTTCTTGGCATATTCAATTACCATCGCTTGCTGTTCATAGCTACAGAACACAATCATACATGGAGCCTTGCCCCTCTCTTTTGGCTCTTTCTTTAATAGGCGATTACAGAAATGAAAGTATTCTGCAATATTGAAATTATGATCTGTATTAAAGAATGCCTTTCCTGCTTTCTTACTTTCACCGTTTTTATTATCGCCACCTATATACCACATAGGATTACTTGCATATGCTGCCCCCCCTAAATTATAGGGAATATCAGCTATTACAAGTTGTGCCTTGGGTATGCCATACCTTTTGTAGTTCTGAAAATTATCATTAAATAATTCTACTTTCATTAAGCTTCCTTTCACATTTTCTTATCATGTCAAAGATTAATTCATTGGGTATATTGGACCTCTCATTATAACGACCATTCCCATTGGATTTAATATCTTTAAATGCTAACTTTGTAGCAGTTTTATTATTCCGTAAGCCAAGATTTATATTACTTGCAAAAATTGTTGGCTTTTGAATGATATAACCATAATCACTGTAATAAGTTCTATTCTTATGTGGTAATTTAAATCCTATTACATCCTCTAAATATTCCCATATTCTAGATTGCATAGGGTTCTCTATGATAAATATCTTTGGCTTATATCTCTCTATGATCTGCACCATATTATATGTACACATTTCACCATTTATTCTGGTAAGAAATGATTTCCCATATTTATATTGATACCTTTCATAATCCCTATGCTCTCTTATAGTAAATTTGCTTGATGCTTGAACATCTCCAAATAATGATGTAGCTGTATTAAATTCTTTCTTCCAGCATGCATTTCCATTTTTCATGGCGCTTGCAATACTCCAACTCTCACATGGTGGAGAGGCTAGAATTACATCTGGCCTATCCAACATGTCTAACTTTTCAAACAAAGCTTTATCATCAAACAAGGTATTGATAGCTAAATCTTGATTTATAAAATTACTATTTTTATTTTCTCTATCTATACCTATGCTTGTAATATGGTGTTGCCCCCCCCATTGAGAATTGTATTCATATACAGCTTTCTTATAGCAACTATTGCCACTATCGAATAGCCCCCATATATTCATATTCTGTTTAATGCCTTCCATTCATCCAGCTTGAATATAGCCTTACCATGCTTTTGCGCATATTCATATTCACCTTTACAACCTCGACTCTGTTCCCATCCATCACATAATACTAGGATGTCGCAATGGCCTAAAAGACCTAAGCAAATATCTAACCCCTTTTGATATTCATCACCTGTCAAATAAACAAATCCATAGTTGTGAATAGGCGATACATAATCATTTGTTGTATCTGCAAATATTAATTCATTCATGATTACATCTATTTTTTCTCTATTGCTCTTCTTCCCACCATAAGGATGGGCTACATAGATAAGTTTCTTACTCATTAATTTAATCCCCTCGCAGCTCTATTAAATGAACTGTTTTCATATGGTGCAATATCATCCGCATCATCCATATCTAAATCATCATCTTCACCAATGATCCCCGCATCACTGGTGTCAGTATTAACATTGGCTTGTTGTTCTTCATCAAATAGGTTGGCTTGCGCACGTTTTCCTTCAATGTATGCTTCAATTTCACCTAGAACTAGATTAATGTCTTCGGCTAAATCCTTATTAACATCTAGCCATTTAGTGCTAAATACACATACTTCGCTTTCTTTGTTACGTAGATATCCCTTTACTTTAATTCCAGATACTTCATCTGGGAAGAAATCTTTACCACCATATCTAAATTCAATTCCGGATACAGCTACCATGTTTTGAGCAAATTTAAATGCTCCAAACTTGGATAGTAATAATGCTTTCATTGTGACATGTGCTTCCTTGAATTCTGGTCTTGGCTTTTCATACGATTTCAAAGAATGCTGCTCATCCATTCCTTGTACGTATTTCGTATAAGTAATATCAAATTTACCGCTTTCCATTTTAAATTTTGTTATTGTATACCTCATTTTCTTTTCTCCTTTACTTTTCTAGCATCAATATAGCCCTTACAATTTATACATTTCTTAGCCATGATATAGGGTATTTTTACTCTAATTCCTCTTTTATCCGGCACCGGCAGCATTAATTTATTTGGGCATTTACAAGTAATTCTTACAAACAATCCTTGATTTCCTGTAAACTTTACTGCATGCTTACATGTTTTAGCTTTTAAAAACATATCCTTTGGTCTTGCCATTACCGCATCAACCTTTCTGCCCTTTCTAGGGCTTTATTTCGTTTCTTTTCTATTGGCAATGTCTCTGCATTGCCCTTATCAAAAGGGTATTTGTTCATCATTATTGAAGTTATCAAAGTTTGATGGTTCATTGTGGGCCCCATTTAAAGTTGCTCCCACAAAACCTGCAACTACTTCTGTTATGTATCGCTTTTCGCCATTCTGAGTTTCATATGATCGTGTTTGAATTCTGCCTTGTACCAAACATTTATTTCCCTTTCGCAAAGTCCCTATTTCTTCTGCTAAGGTTCCCCATGCTACACAATTTACAAATGCCGTCTGTTCCTTTGCTTCCTTTGTATTAGCATCAATATAGGTATTGCTTGCAGCTACTGTAAATGTTGCTACCGCTCTACCAGTCTTTGTATATCTTACTTCTGGATCTCTCGCTAGATTCCCCATTAAATTAACATTGTTCATGCTTATTCTCCTTTATGCTATTGGTATAAATACCATCTACTTCTTCTAATTCAGTAACTGATATTTCCCCATTTAGCCATGCAGCACATATAGCTACATCCATAAATGAATTTGTATATATTCCATCATCTGTGGTATGTATCCCTACAGATATCCCGGCTTCTGTAAAATAGATATACTTTCCTGTATCATTCCATGCATTCATTGCATATGCATTTATAATTGCTTCTCCAGTTGTTCTAGGAATAAATACAATCCCGCTATATTTGTTTTCCATTAATTATCCGTCCTTTTATTCCATGCCTTTTCACAATCTAAATACAATGGCCACTCTTCAAAATGAGTGACTGCTCCACATTTATCACATGCCACCATATGATGTTTTAATCCTACTTTTATCCCTGTCATAATTCTCATATGTTTATTCCCGCAAAACGGACAGGGCCTTAGTCGATTTTCTCTTTTCACGCTCTCCCCTCCAATCTGGTAATCTAATTAGCCTGTATGTTCTGAATGGGAATCCGTAATTATTAATTCCCTCATACACGCTGTCTTTATCAAGGTAATATCCATTTGGTACTCTGATATCCTTTCTCCACTCTGTAGCCTTTAATATCTTTTTCTTTACCTCCGGCTTTTCCAGGTTAGTACTTGATACCCATTTCTTTCTTATCTGCGCATCCTTATGATCAATGTCAGATTTTCTCTCTTTCATAAAGTACTTAGCCAACCCTATAGCATCTTCTGCTTCCCCTCTGTAGTACTCAATTTTTGTATAGCCATATTCCCATAACTGTTTTAGAATTTTAGTATTTAATCGAATGCCTTGATTAAGTAGCATATGAAAGTGTATTTTGCCTTGCCGTTCCATAATATAAATATATTTACAAGGCTCATTTTCTTTCTTAAATCTTGCTCTCAATCTTCTAATAAATTTAGTCATCCTATTTTTTGCTTCAGTTTCATCAGGATCATCTCGAAATGTCAGTGTTAGATAATAATCGTCTTCTATAAAATTCATATCGATTAATAATCTTAATTTCTTTTCAGCAATACGTATGTTATTTTTACGAATCATTTCAGGTGTTACATGTTGTTTTTCACTTCTAAATTTTTTTCCTATTTTACCTAGATATGAATTACCCGTGATTGAATCTGTAACCTCTCTGATATTCTTCGATTCTATTACTGTTCTCCTACGCATTTATTTACCCCTTATGTCGAGTTGTTAATATATCTATCGAGTCCCACAAATGCATTTGAAACCGCATTTTTACTAGACATTTCTCTATATATGAGGTAAACTATAAATAGGATTATTTATGGTTATATTCTCATATAACTACTTAATGACCGCCGTGCTATAACACGGCGGTTTTTTATTTATTAAATTCACAATGCCATTCGCCTTGATATCTCATTAGGTATTGGCACTCACTACAACATGTATCACATACACGCTTCTTTTCTTTGTGACATACAATTGCACAATGTATTGGTTTTCCACATATTGGGCATTCCATGTTAGTTAATTGGTTGTACCAGTTATCCATCTTGCCACTCCCGTTTTAGTTGTGATTCTACTAATCGGCACTGTAGTTTGAATACATTAATTGCTTCCTGTGCATTTAAATAAAGTACCTTAGCGGTATCTCTTCTTAATCTAAGCTCAGCAATATATTCATCTCCCTGTGCTAGATCACGTATTAATGTAACTGCTACTTTTTCCAATCTGGCCGATGCTATAAATTTAGCCTTGGCCTTTTTATAAGCATACTCAGCATTTGCCAAATCAATTCCTCTATCTTTGGCTAAACGCAATGCTTTATTGAGTTCTAATTGTTTATCTTGTAAATAACTATATAAATCTGCACCATTCATCATTTTGATTGTTTACTAAGTTCTACTTCTTTAATAAGTTGTTGAACAAGTGTTTCCAATTTAGAAATACGGCTATCTTTATCTTTTGCCTCTTGAATGTAATCTGAGCCTTTGCCAGTCTTAAATGAGAGGCTTAGATTATATTGATTTTCAGCGCCTAGTGTAGCGCCGAAGCCTAACATGATACGTTCATTAGGTCTAGCGAATACGCCGAGCGCTATAGCATTACTATTGCGGTAATGACCGTAAGAAATCGCGTAGCTGACTTTATCATTACGATTAAAGTCAAGCGGATGTAATCCGGCCAATGCTGCGGAACTTGCGCCTAATTTATTTAGACGTGCATTGGTTTGGTTAATTTGAGCCATGTCTACTTGGTTTTGCGCTCTTAGTTGACGCATATTAACCGCATCAGTATCCGCAACTCCATCCGCAACGTCATGAATTTGTTGATTACCAACTGTAATCTTTTTAGTTGTTAATTCAATGTGTTTGCCGTTGTTATCAGCAACCATGCCATCCATATTGAATTGAGCGTTGTCTAAATTATCTGTATTTTCTACTTTAAACCCATTAGCACCGTAATTAGAGTTAATTTCTCCGTTAAATACATGACTACCATTTCTGCCAGTATAGTTACGTTGTGGATCATTAACCGTGCCAAATTGAACGGAATTCATGTTAGCTAAGTCTTTATTCACATGAACCGCGAACTCTTTACCACCATCAATATTTGTTGATTGTGTAACCGTTGTATTTGTTCCTTCTGCAACAGTAGTAAATTTAAGAGCATTAATTACCGCATTAAGTTGAGAGCCGTTGATTGCGTCGGTAGATGTACCATCTACTCTACCTGCTGCCACGTTGGTTAGTGTTCGCTTATAGTTTTGAACACCACCATTACCAGCTTTATTATTAGCTCCAATAGATACCGTGCTGTTCGCTACACCGCCGGCAAAATCGTATTTCTCACCATTGATGTAAATATGATTGGTAGATACTGTTTCTTCTGTAGTTGAGTTAGTTCCCAACGCTACAGAGTTTTGCACATCAGCTACGGTATTATTACCGAGTGCCAAACTATCTACTGCCACCGCTTGACCGTGAGAGCCTAAAACCGTAGCTCCTTGATTTTGAACAGTATTGTTAGAACCAAAAGCCAACATTTCTTTATTGGAGCCTTGAGCCTTGTTGTTATAACCAACAACTACACCTTGGCCACTTGCGACTGTTCCGTTATTTGAGCCAATCACTGTAGCGTTTTCAGCATTGACTGTGTTTGTACGTCCAATAACAACCGTACTTTCACCATTTGCATAGGCGCCGTTACCTATAGCGATAGTATTATAAGCACTTGTTCGCGCTTGGTTACCCATTGCAATGGTGTGTTCAACTAGGCTTTCTGCATGCGAGCCAAATGCAAAACTATTGCGACCTGCTGCAGTTGCATTGTTACCACCTGCGAACCCATTCTCACCTGTAACTGTATTATCAGTACCAAATGCGAATGCATTGTTCGCATCAATGTGATTTTGGAACCCGGTTACCATTGAACTTTTAGAATTTACGGAAATGGTGTTATCTGTGCCGCCGATGAAATTGTTATCAGCTGCAAATACGTTTACTGCTAAAGATGCGATTGTTGCTGTCATTAATACTGTTTTGTTCATTGTGTTTATCTCCTATATTTTGTACAATACAGGTAGAGTATTTAAGCGACTACTCTACCAAGTCCGCTATGGTTTCCTAGGCCATTATTAGCGGACTTTTTCATTTTCTAACTCATGGATATCATCTAACCAGTAACCTGTGAGTAACCAAAGAGTAATGCCTAGTAGTCCCTGGCAAAACCCTGTCCATAAATCGATATGATCAATATCCATAGAACCAACTGCACCAACTACCAATATGGCTGCAATAATACGAATTGCATAAATTACTTTCATCATTTCTACTCTCCTATTCGTGCCTGGCACCGTTTCGCTAGCCAAGCATTAAACGACTCAACGTGGATAAGGCGTTTACCTCCACGCTTACCAATTTTCATAGACGGAAAGTCAAAGTCTTGCGCCCATTCTCGGATTACAGTTTCCGGTACACTGGCAAGCTCTGCTGCTTCCGCTACTGTGATACATATTTTATTCATAGGTACCTCCTAGGCGCTAAATGCTAGTCGAACCGTCCACACAAGAATGAATAAACTTATGCTAGAGGATATACCTAATGCTAAAATCCATAAGCACATTGAACATAATTCATATAATGACTCTTTATTCATAGTTATCTCCTTTTACAAAATATTCACGTACATTTAGTGCACTTTTAATTATTTATTTGTATAATCACCTTGAAAGGATGTGAAAATATGGATTTTATTACTGTAATCATTTCATTAGCTGCTTTATTACTTTCTCTACTTTCATATTTACGAGAAATAAGATTAATAACGGTTGATTTTGATGCCAATTGCTTTGCACTAGATGTTACAAAAAATATAGAAGCCCATAATAATGTTTTTGAAAATTCAACTAATCAATATGCAATTTTTACAACCGCAATCATTGTGAATGCCAGCACTACCAATAGTTCTTATTTTGATTTACGAGCCTATAACCCTAAAACAAATGAAAACCATTTTCTTTGCACTTTATCTAGCGTTCCATGGCTAAGAGACAATCCCTCTTTATTAATTAGTCCATTTGGGCCAAAGGCCTTAGAAAATTTTATTATTGATCTTCCTAAATCACGCTGCGGTCCAATTACATCAGGCAGCTGTTTAGAGTTACCTATCTTGGTTATCCTTAATAAAAATATTTCTATTAAAGAGGGAATCTGCATTGAATTTAAAATTCCTCAATATGCTTGGCTACCATGGCATCGCTCTCCTTTATCAACATCTAATAGAAAAAAATTTAAGCTCTATAAAGTCCATTACAATTTATCTAATTTTCATAAATTTTTAAGCACCCAAACTGCTATGGATACGCCTAATGAAACAGAGGAAACCACTACAGCAATAAATGGTAAGTAGTTCCAAAAATCACCCCCTGTTGGCTCAACTCTTATAAATTTATTTTGATAATTAAATTGTTCTCCATTTTCTTTTGTATAAATCCCCCCTACAGGGTTCTTCATCTCTACACCCCCTTCATCTGTTTATTAGTATTACTTCCCTCACCTCCGCGTTTGCTATAATGGATATAGAAAGGAGGTGAGTGGAATGAAAAAACGTTATTTTATTACTTATGATTTGAATAAAGCGGGACAAGATTATGAAAATGTTATCCAAGCAATCAAATCGGCAAGTGATGGAGCTTGGTGTACATATTGGAAATCGTCCTATTTAATTAGATCTAATTATCAATCAGCCCAAGAAGTATCTGACAAAATAACCAAATATCTAGATAGCAATGATAGGTTACTGGTCATAGAAGTAATAAATAATACCCAAGGTTGGTTACCAAAGGATGCTTGGAAATATATCAACGAAACTATTTTTTCAGGTTAGGACCACTTGTTGATTTTTCGTAATATTTCCGATTACTGTCTTCAGGAAACCATTGATTACTAGAGCTCTGTTCACAGCAGGGCTCTTTTTCCATTAATGCCCAAATTTCTTCAGCAGTACCTTCTATAATGATTTTCATATTTTCTCCTTTATCAACATCTAATAGAAAAAAATTTAAGTTCTATAAAGTCCATTACAATTTATCTAATTTTCATAAAATTTTAAGCGCCCAAAATGCTATGGATACGCCTAATGAAACAGAAGAAACCACTACAGCAATAAATGGTAAGTAGTCCCAAAAATCACCACCTGTTGGTTCAACTCTTATAAATCTATTTTGATAATTAAATGAATCTCTATTTTCTTTTGTGTAAATCCCCCCTACAGAGTTCTTCATCTCTACACCTCCTCTGCTTCTAATATGATCACCTTCGTCTTTTGTTTATATTCATAAAATTTTCATGTATAATATTTTAGATAGGATAATGACATATGCTGAACTACTTGGTAACAAGTAGAAGTAAAGGATAAAAGCCTTTTCGATAACATCTTGGTGGTTAACCCACAAGTAGAAATTCTTAAACATGCAAATAAAGTTATTTCTATGGTTCAATCTTCTGCAAACACTTCATTATTCCCCTGTTGTATATCCATATATATTTTGAATTTATTATTTGTATGATCATCTTGAAAGGAGGTGATTATATGGGTTATTATCATCCTGCGTTAATCTGTCAGAATGGACATGTTATTACTACAAATGCTAATAATGCTTCTTTCTCAACTCCATACTGTTCAAAATGTGGCGCATTAGCCATTTCATCGTGTCCACATTGCAACCATCAAATTGACGGCAAATATGAAGTAGAAGGGGTGCTAGATTTAACAGGCTACACTATGCAAGCTCCTGCATTTTGCCCTTACTGTGGTAAAGCATTCCCATGGACTGAAACCGCATTGCAAACCGCAATTGAATTAATTAATGAGTCTGATTCCTTAACTGATTCAGACAAAGCCTTATTTAGTGAAAATATTTCAGATACTTTATCAGAAACTCCTAAAACTAAACTGGCAACAGTTCGTATCGATAAGATTTTAGGGAAAGCCGGTACTGCAGTAGCCGCAGGTGTGAAAGATATCTTGGTAGAAATATGTGCAGAATCCGTTAAGCGTGTTTTATTTCCTTAATAAGACTAAAAAAGTTTTCTACCTACACATTTTTTATTATGGCAATTGTAGCTTTTATTCAATACCCAACAATCACATACGGTTTTTAGTTTTGCCCCACAATGTTTGCAGAAGTTTCCATCCCATACTTCTACATTACATTTGGGGCATTTTACTTTTTCTCTTTCATGTGATTTCACCTCTTTGTTTCTTATAGTTTTCTGCAGTCTTTCGAATAGAATGAAGTACAAATAACTTATTTCAATGGTGATATAATGTTTGTGAAAGGAGTTTTTTATGACTAAAATTACACTTGATTTCACGAAATTTAATCACCAGTTAATCCTTGATATCCTTGATTATGTTGAATCTGATATTTTTGAATTTGATATTATTCAACTGCCGGCTAAACATGAATCTATATTTACTTCATTGATTTCTAAAGTACGTAACTGCACAGAGAGCTTAACCATTAATCGTAATGAATTAGGTTCACTAATTAGTTCTATAAATTACGTTCTTAAAGAAATTGAACTAAAAAATATAGATCAAGATATTCAAGATGATTATTTCCCAGATGTACAATCTATATTCCAGTTAAAGCAGCAACTAGATGCATTGCTCTCGCGGTTTCCATCCGCCTAACAATTCTGTTTTTAACAAAACATTGTGTCATTAACTTTTCTTTACTATATGTTTTTAATTTCTTCCTTAGCACCTTGTTCATACAGGGTGCTCTTCTTCTTTTGCACCTTTTCATTAGTTGATAACCTCCTTTTATTTCTTATAGGTTTGATTTCACCTCTTCTAACTTGTAACTTGTATATTATGCAAGTTATTATGTAAAAAAATATCTACTCTACTAGAGCAATCTAATCCAAGCCAATCACTAATCATTGTAGCCTCTACTACATCAAATTGTGTTTTCCCATTCATTTTGCTGTTAATGGTTGTAATAGATACTCCTAATAACTCTGCTAAATCTGCATATGTTTTCTTGTGTTCTACCAACAACCCTTTCAGTTTTTCCAGTTTCATCTTTTCACCTCACTTCACTTGCACCTTATGCAAGTTTATAGTTACATGATAAGCCTATTAGAAAAACCTGTCAACCGCTCTATGCAAGATTTTATAAAAGTTTTATAATTTTTCTTGAATTTTATTCAAGTTTATTGTAATATAAGATTGTAAGGGCGATTCTTATTTGGAGGTATGTTATGAGTATCGACGAAAGAAATACAATAAATAAAGAAATAGGAGAAAGAATAAAAACAATTAGAAAACAAAAAGGTATAACATTAGCTGACCTAGGCGCAAGATTAGGTATTAGTGAAAGCAATATGCAAAGATATGAATCAGGCAAAATTGCTAGTGTTTCTATTGATTTTATTAATAGATTAGCTCCTATATTAGAAGTAAAGCCAGAATGGTTAATTGGTTGGGATAAGGATGATACTTCTCAAGGGTATTATCTAGATCATGAAACCGCTGAATATGCTGAATACCTTCGCACTCGTCCTTCTGCTCGTTTATTATTTTCCGCATCACGTGGCATTTCCAAAGAAGACATGGAAAAAGCAGTTGAATATATTGAACTTTTAAAATTAAAACATAATAAATAATACTATTAGGGGTTGTTAGTGTGATTATTAATATTATTGAGTGTGATATTCCTAATGTGAAAGCTATTTCATCAACTGGGGAAGATGAAGGTGTACACAATATTTATATTCGCAAGAATATGTCTTTTGAAGATATGCGTAACGAAATAACGCATGAACTGCTGCATATCATTAATGATGATTTCCATATAGATCATCATGTTAATCTTATTGAACATATGGTAAGACGGAAAGAACTTACTGATGAATTACTTGAAGAAATAGATTTTTATCATCATGTTTTATAATAATTACTGTTTACTTATGGTTGCTTATTTTTAGGAGATAACTTTTATGTCTAATATTACTGATGAAAGGCTTATAGAATTGCGTAGATCCGCACCGCCACCATATGAGCCTGAACGTTTACCTTTTGATACTTTTAATTTACTCACTCCTGAATTAATTAAATTGTCTTCAGCGGCAAATATGGCTCTAGGTGAATATAAAGGCTTTTTAGTTAATACGCCGAATCCTGTTTTGCTTTTATCACCTATCACTACACAAGAGGCCGTGTTATCTTCTAAATTAGAAGGTACTCACGCAACGCTTGAAGATATTCTTAATCATGAAGCTGGTAACCAAACTGATATTCAAGATGATGAGTTAAAAGAAATTCTAAATTATCGTTCTGCATTAAAACATGCATTAGATACTATTTCACCATATAATCAATTATCAAATCCTAATAGTAAAGAACCATTAACAATAAAAATTATTAAAGAAATGCATGCCATTCTCCTAGATAATGTTCGTGGGTCTACAAAACATCCTGGTGCTTTTAAAAAACTACAAAACTATATTGGTGGATATGATTTTATTTCTTATACACCTGTTTCTCCACAACTAACAGATTCTTATATGTCTAATCTAGAAATGTATTTCCACCATGATGAGATAAATCCATTAATTCAAGCAGCTATTATTCATGCACAATTTGAAATGATTCATCCATTTGAAGATGGTAATGGACGTATAGGCAGATTGCTAATTCCTCTATTCTTTTATTATCGTGGAATTATTCCATCTCCCATATTCTACATGAGCTCTTATTTTGAACGTAATCGTGATGAGTATATTCATAATTTAGCCAATATTTCTAAAAATAATAACTGGGTATCTTGGATTTATTTTTTCCTAAGTGGCATAATTGCTGAATCCCATAACAATACCAAGAAAGCTTTGAATATTTTAGCTTTATATGAACAGTTTAAATCTTTAGGTGATTCTATAAAATCATATTACTTTATTCCGATTTTAGACTTTATTTTTCAGCATCCTATATTTACAAGTAAACAACTTATCGAAGAAATCAATGCTAGTAAGCAAACTGTATTTACACTTTTGAATAAAATGGTAGATCAAGATATTTTAATTAGTTCAGATAAAGCTAAAAACAGAACATTTATTTGTCCAAAATTATTAAGTATTATAGATAGTTAAGTCTAATATTTTAATTTTTTTAGACTATATATTTTTATAGTCCAATATATCTCATTATATTGGACTATATTTTTTAATAGTCCAATATACAGAAAAATATTAGACAAAATAAAAAGCCCCTATCTAGCTACTACTAGATAGAGGCTTGATGCCTTAGAGACACCACATATTTATATTATACCATACCTCTAAGGCTTATTTACTATACCATTTTTTAGCCTAGGAGGTATTTTTAATGTGGTGTGAAACTGTAACCACCAAAGCTGGTATTACTAAATATAAATTTCAAGAACGCTATATAGATCCTTATAGCGGTAAAACAAAAAGAATATCTGTTACATTAAATAGTAATAGTAGACAAGCATACAAAATCGCACAAGCTGAATTGCAAAATAAAATTGACTTGGCCACTAATACAGATATTGCCAAAGATATGACATTGAATGATGTTGTAGCTGAATATTTAGAATCTAAACGTGCTTTTAGAAAATCATCTACACAATATAGTATGGATAATCTACACAAACAAATTATGAAATGGTTTCCTGCTGATATATTATTATCTAAACTTTCACCATACATTATCCAAAGCACATTCGATAAATTTGCTTGCCAGTATTCCTACAATTATACGAAACTGGCCCTTAGTCTTATTAGACAATCATTAAAATACGCTAGGCGCATGGAATATATTCGTGATATTTCATTCTTAGACAATATAGAACTTCAAAAACCAGTTGCTGATGTTGACCGCATCAAGAAACAGCGCTCTAAATTTCTAACTAAAGATGAACTAAAAGATTTACTATCACAATTAGATACTATCAATCATCATGTATCCCTATTATGTGAGTTTCAATCTTTAACTGGTCTTAGATTTGGTGAAATGGTAGCCTTACGCACTCAAGACTATGATAAAGAAAATGCTGAAATAGATGTAAACGCTACTTTATCCAATCGTGGTAGCTTTTCTGACCCTGCTATGCGCCTTCCACCAAAGAATGTTCATTCTATTCGTAAGGTTAAATTAGATGCAAGGGCCGTACAAATTATTAATCATTTTATTACCGCTAATCAAGCAAGGCGATTATGGAAATCTAAATTTGCTGACCTAGGCTATATCTTTGTTACGGATGGTGGATTGCCATATGATCTACATTATGTAAATCGTACTATAAAAAAACTTGATTTCCCAAAACCAGTAAGCACCCACACCTTTAGACATACTCATATTTCTATTCTTGCTGAATCTAATGTTCCTCTAAAAGCAATTATGGAACGTGTTGGCCACAATGAACCACGTACCACACTTGCTATTTATACTCATGTAACTGATGAAATGAAACAGGAAGTAAATGCAGCTATTACCAATATGGGTAAAGTACTTGCAAATAAATAAAAAATGAGCCACCGCATCATGTGCAGTGGCTTTTTTTCAACCCTCATATAAAAGGGGCAAATATTTGTTTTTAAAAGGGGCAATAAAGGGGCAAATTGTTGTTATAATGCGTTACAATTTGTTACTCTTTATCTTTCAAATATCCTTGTAAATGCTTTATCTGTTACAGTTTGTTATAATTCGTTACAATCTGTTAAATAGCAAATAAGAATGGTGCGGTTGGAGGGACTTGAACCCTCACGAGCGTACGCTCACCACCCCCTCAAGATGGCGTGTCTGCCATTCCACCACAACCGCATGGAATACAAATGGTGCCTCAGGACAGAATCGAACTGTCGACACACGGATTTTCAGTCCGTTGCTCTACCAACTGAGCTACCGAGGCATGTTTTTTTGTAAAAAAAAATGGCGACCCCGATCAGATTTGAACTGACGATCTTCGCCGTGACAGGGCGACATGTTAACCGCTACACCACGGGGCCGCGTATCAACTCTCGTTGACTACTCGTATATATTAACATGAGGTAACCTGCTAATGCAAGTACTTTTTTCTAATTTTTTGATGAATTTTTCCAAAATATATGAAATTAGGAACTATCTATTAAAAATCGCAAATATTAGCCATTTATATTTAGTATGCTTGAATATACTACAAATTATACCTATAATTACAGAAATCAAAAACGCCTGTAAAGGGGATACTTTTTCTGATTTGTGA